ACCGTGCTCACAAGCCGAGAACGCCCGAAACGGTGCAGCCGGTTGGAACTTCGGTAAGAAGACCACTCCTATTTTGAAATTAAATTCTGTTATGACCGGATAAAATCTATTTTTGAAATTGTTGGAAGGGGGTGACTACCTATTTTGGTTTCATTTGGGTGATCACTTTGCGGTGTCAAGTACCCAGCGAGCACGAGCCATGTCTTTCTCCCTGATCTCCCGGCAATACTCGTCACGGGCCTCGCGCAACTTCACATCGAGCTCCGCCTCGGACAGGTGGGCGTTCACCACCCGAACCTTGTCGAGCACGGCCTTGACAGCCTTGCCGAAAGGGGACTCGGGGTGGCAGCGTCCCGACATCTTTACACTGTGTGGGGTCTTTACAGACCTGGGTCGATCTTGGCGAAGACACCACACTTTTTTTTCAAGGGAATTAGGGTATATGAATAATAGACGCCAGGCGCGAACTAGCCATTCGTGTCAATAAAACTCCCAAGCCCCCGGTGTACAACACTCGTGATAGTACGTCTCCCACAACTCTGCTCTGTACTCGTCGAGCGCCCGATCCTTGCGCGCGTCGTCGAAAAGGCGCCAGGCGTTCTGAATCACGTTAGCCGCCTGGTCTGGGGTCATCTCGCTTTATCTGATTTCACACCCAACCACCCGGACCTGGTGTGAGAATGACACGAATTTTTACAAGGCCCTACCCCACCGTCATGGGCCCACATGGGATGAAGTTGAAGTGTTTCTGAACCGCGTGGTCCATACACAACCCACGCCCTGTTAGGGCCGGAGCCTGACACGTGGCACGTTCACACGTCGTCGTCTTGACAGCCACGGGTGAGTGCCGACACATGGGACACGATGTTTTTTTCATAGCGCTCCACTTATTCAGACACTCTTTATGGAATTTGTGGTTGCATGTGGTTGTAGCCGTGGGCCACCACTCGAGGGCCTGGCAGCACACGGGGCAGTCGTCCTCCATTCCGGTCAAGGGCTTTTGGGTGACCGACCGGCGACGCCCGAGAGCCTGCCTCGAACAGGACACTTTTTAGATGGTATCAGCCACCTTCTTGTCCTCGCGGATTTCCACGAACACCGGCAGGAACAAACTCTTCTGACCCGTCTTCTTATCATCAATAAGCGCGTTGTACTTGACGGCCACTATCTGCCCGATGAAAACCGAAGGGTCGCATGACCGTTCCTCGTCATTCAGACCGGTACCGACCGCCGACTTGACCTTGCCGTCGGCCGACTCGACCAGTAGCGACCCAATTTTGCCCTCATATTTGCCCGTCCCTGGAAGGAACCCAGTGACGCGCAGATCGGCCTCGAGCTCAGCCTTCATCTTGACCTGGTGCTTGACCCGCTTGTCCTCCCATGGACCCTTGGGGTCCTTGAGGATCACACCCTCTTCACCCTTGGCCAGCTGCTCCTTGTAGATTGTCTGCGCCTCCTCGATGTTCTTGACGTCCAGCCACGTCTGGACAAGTATGATGGTATTGGGACGAGCAGACTTCAGGGTCCCACTGAGGACCCGAAAGCGCTCTATGTACCCTGTGGAACACACACCCTTGGCAAAGTCCGCCACCGGGATCACGTCCCAAACCTTGGCGTGGATATCGCGCCCTGTCGCCAAAGTGCCCGTGCCCTTCTGGAACTTGGTCAGGATCCCGTTGCCCGTCTTGCGGTCGCAGTTGGCCACGAGCAGCTCGCCGTCATAGACGCCATCGGGAAGCTTCTGGAAGTCGGCCTCGATGGGCAGGCCCTCAAACGCAAGATCCTTGCCCGCGCGCGACCGGAAAACCGCGTCACCGTTGGTCACGTGGGCGTTGAACCGCATACCGTCCATCTTGGTCTGGACGATGCACGGGAACTTAACCTTGGTCTTCTCTGTCAGTTGGCTCACAAGCATACAAGGGTAGCTGAGCTTCAGGTCGGGCCAGATCTTCTCGACCGTCGACTCGCTCACACCGCACTTGAGGCTCCGGCCCAGGACACGCCGGATGACCTCACGGTCGTCCGGTTCGAGGCACGTCAAGAGGCGGCGGACGTGGGTCGTGGCGTCATTGCCGCGCATTTTACGTGTCGCAAGCCACATCTTTATGGACTCGAGGGCCGCGCTCAGGGTCCACGTGTCAGAACCCTCGCGCGCCACACCCGCCTCGGGCAGTTTTTTGATATAGAAATTGGTAAGGGGGTCGAGGGTCAAGCGACAGACTTCCTTGAAGGTCTGGTCGGTCGCGTGAGCCTTGAGAATCGCCTCCTTCTCAAGGCGGCCGGAAGCGGCTTCGAGCTGGTGGAGGATCTGGAGAGCCATGTGTTTTTTTGGTGATTTGGTCTAGATGGGCCCGAGCCCTGACGCAAGCAGGACAGGTTTTTGTAACTCAGTCAACATCCAGATCCATAAGTAGGTTTTTTTCATATATAGTAACCTCTTGGAGAATGCTCGCAAGTATCTGGGCATTCTCCAGCAGGTCAAAGTGTTGATCTCGATTGGTCACGGTCTTGATTTTTTTCATCAATCCGATCATCATAGAGAGGACCTCGGTGCGGTTAGTCATCTTTGTTTTGGTGTTTGGCAGACGAGACGTGAGGCTTGAGCGGCACAGAACACTAATTTTTACACATTCATGAAGGAGCGCATGAAGGCGGACTTTCTGGAGTACTCCACACAGTACTCCTTGACAGCATCGTGAGTCACATCTCTCGCAGTCACGCCGTGCTTACGCAGGATCTTGACGCACGCGACCATCTCCTTCACCTTCTTGCGCTCATCATATCCGATGCCAGACAGAACAAGTTCGAGGATGCTATAGCCGTTATGAGTGTCGTGAACATTGGCCCCCATCTTGATCATAGTCTCCATCAACTCGTGACACCGAAATTCGGCAAGGACCATGAGTCCTGCGTTGATAATCCACGCCCCCTGAGTGACAAACATACTCGCAAAGTCGACGTTCGACGTTAAATGATAGGCACGCCAAAGAGCTTGAGCAGCCATATATGGTGCATCGGGGTTGGGGTGATCACGTTCGGTGTTGTAGTAGTTGGTCGTCTGTCGAATACGCTCAAGATCGACCTTCTCTTCCGGTGTGATGGCGACCGAACTGATCCCCTTGCGCGTAGTCCATATGACCTGGCCCATTTCACGGTGTTCGGGGGAGTACTTGACGATCTTGTACACGTCAGACCCCATGATGCCTATGCTCAGACGAACCAGACAGTTCGACTTGCAGATGGCACCGGGATGATCAAACTTGAATAGAGAGTAGTTAACAGTCATGGTTTAGCAGGTGGGGCTTTTGTTTGTGAATGACCAATGTCGCCCGGGACACCTCACGGGCACAGAACCTGTTTTTCACATCTGCCGTGCGCGCGCCGCCCTCGCGCTATTAAAATTCGCCACCTTGCGCTTATACGTCTTGACGTTGTTGGAGTTAAGGTAGCTCCTAAGGAAGGGGGTATTATTATTGTTATTAGTCCGAACCCAATTGTTTACGTTTATTTTGTTGGTGACGTTCGTCAAGTTACTATTTAACCAATCCGTACCGTTCACGAGGTACATGCGCTCGGTTTCAGCATTGCGCACGCGCTTCACGCCCGCCCGCGTCGCTGCGCGCCGGGTAAGGATGGATTTGAGCTGATTCTCATTGATGGTGATACCCGAACTGATGCCGTAGTTTCTCAATCGCTGAGCGAATTCACTATTGGATTTTGAAGTTCTCCATAAATAGGCCATCATATCCTTGGCGATTGGTCTTGGAAATTTAGCGATCAATTTCTTTCTATAATTCCTGTAATTCTGACCGTTCGCATTAATCCTGTACTCTAGACCCTGATCGTTTTTCGCGCCCCGCAAAAGTCTCATACCATGATTAAAAGAATCCGCCTGATTTACAAACTTATTGAACGTCGCCGCCGTCATGAGGGGGCGTTTCGCGTTCAGACGGATGGCCTCGGCACGAACTCTGGGTGAGAATATTTTATGGGCGTTGCCTACTTTACCCGTTTTCAAGAAATTCACGGAACCCCACTGCTTCAAGTTCTCCAACTTATTCTCGTTGTTATACGTGAGCGGTCTGTACGACTTGGGCAGCTGACAGCTCGGTCCAATTTTGTTTGTAAATTCCTTGCGTGTGTACATGATGACGTCAAAACCCATGAGCCGCGCCACTCCTGTCCTGTACGGCTGGCTGACGGTCATGAAGTAGCGCTCGAGCTCATCCTTTAGCCACCATTTGCATTCTCTCGCACTCGTGGGATAATTAGAATTACATATGTAACCCTTACCGTTCCGGATGGCGCAGGCCCACACGTGCGGCATCAACTCCGACCCGAAAGCAGGGGCGACGTATACTATGGCGCCCGTGAGATCATACCCTTTTTTTTCCATCAGCAAGTCCCTCATCTTATACGTGTGACCACCGCCGCTATACATGAGGATAGGGGCTGTCCAGCTATTGTTCTTGAACTTGTACCGCCATCTTTCATCATTCAACATCCTAAAATCACGCCCGACCCTGAACCCCAAGTGACCGAGGATCGCCGGAAGTTCCAAAGATGGGTGAGCGCCACTCGTGCCCTTGGATTCTTTTGTAGAGCTGGCGCGCCACTTGACGTTCTTCGTCAGGTATGCGTTGAGACCCGACTTGGGAATGAGCCGACCGGGACCGCCCACGGCGCAGATGTACTGGTTCAGAAATTTCCAGAAATAAATAGCGCTTGTCTTCTTGACGGCACCCTTGTATGGGCACGGCGCGTTGATATTTGAATTGAAATAGGCCCGTTGTCTGTTAGATAACGTGGGCAATGTCTCCTGAAGCTTCTGCCACAGGATCTTTAGGCCGTTATCAGACGTGAGAAACATGTTGAGCGACGAAAAGAACCAACATGTGAACCCCGTCTGGCCCGCGCCTATGTTCATTACTTTAGGATTACTTTTATTTTCTTTGAGTTCCTTAATTTCATTTGAAATTTGTTGGTGCCACGGCTCAAGTACAAGCACCTGAAAACTCAGAGCCAAAGTGTCTACGAGCGCAGAGTACACATTTCTAGTACATCTTCAGAATCTCCTTGATAACCTCGGCCCGAACCACATCGTCGTCTGAAAACATGAGATGCTTGATGCTCTCGGACTGTGGGTCGATTCGGCTAATCAGATCAGACAACCCGTTATCCTCGAACCCGCGATCGTGTTGGGCCCCGTCACCCGCAATCACCATCTTCGAACCTTCGCCGATGCGCGTCAGCAACATCTTCATCTGGGACGGCGTTGAGTTTTGCATCTCGTCCCCGATGATCCAGGAATTGTCGAACGTCCGGCCACGCATATAAGCCAACGGACAAACTTCGATGCGATGATCCAACATCATATCCTGGATCTTCTTGCCCGACCAATACCGGCTCAGGGCGTCAAACATGGGGCGGGTCCAAGGCTCCATCTTTTTGTTCAAATTTCCTGGCAAAAAGCCGTGCTGCTCATCCACAGAGACGGCCGGCCGGGTCAGAATCAGACGCTGAACCTGGCCTGATGCCAGAGCCTTTGAACCCACCTGACAGGCCAACAGGGTCTTGCCCGTTCCGGCCGGTCCCGTGCTGATGATGACGGGCGCGTGACCGGTGAGCAGTTCCAGGTACCGGCGCTGGTTCAGGGTTCGGGCGGCGATCATTTAGTTTACAAGGGTGTGCAAACCTTATCCAGTGGAGGATCCTTAATTCTATACTGAATTTGAACTTTAGAAGGCCATACGTAACCCCACTCGGCCCATGGCCCCACATCAAAGTGGTAATAGTCGGGCTTCTTACGGTTCAGGGCCGCTTGGTGCGATTTGTGGACGGGCTCCCACCCCCACCACCACGGTGGGCTAGGCTTTCCACAGCATGGAAGCTTCTCCATATTGTTCTTGTATCCCCGAGCTATCCACTCGTCAATCATCGCGTTACAGTACTTGGCCAAGAAACACGTGTGACCTTTCCACATGAGTGTCGCGGGATGATTGACCCAACCCTTCGTGAGGCCGTTGAGTGCGCGCCATAACTGATATGCTTCTACCCTCTCTTTTCCGAGCCTCCTGTAGTCTAGCGCCTTGGCGCACGCCTCTATGTCCGCAAACGGGACGAAAGTGTTCACCATTCGCGATAAATGGGCTTGCCCGCTGAAGTCGTGCCTACGTGCTTTACGGCACCCTTTACGAGCATAGACCGGAGATTGTCACTAGGTTCGCGCTTGAGGATTATCAGACAACTTGTACACTGGCAGGTCATTTGCTTTTTGTTTCTAAATTAGTTGAAGCCACTTGGCCCGAACACGACTGAAAATTTTCAAGAATCCGTCTGTACCCTGGACCCCCGGGCTTGTACCAATTATGTCTGAAAATTCGTTGAGCCTTTATAATCTTGTCCTCGTCTCGCTCTATCGTCCCGTCAGGCATGAGGTACACATCCTCCCCTATAGGGTTCGCCCGGTGATATTTCAGAACTTTTCCATCTTCATAATCTTTTGAGGATACGAATACGTCCATCCTTAAAAGATAATGTGACTACATTTTTATGTTGGAATTCGTTTGTGGATTTCTGAGTGGGGTCATTGGTTTCGTCATGTTTAAAAAGAGATTGGTCAACAGGTCAATAGGTGTCCAAGCCGAAGAGGTCCGGGTACCGTCCCAACCTATTTTAATTCAAAATTCATTCCTGAATTGAGAAACTTTTGGGGACCAGACTCTTAGGCCGTCTTGTAGTGAGCAAGCGCAAGTTGGTACACCGAACGCCACGCGTCGCATGTGAACGTCCACAAATTCTTGGTGGGGTCCGGACGGGTCAGCTTGGGGTTGAGAGGCAGGGGGACGAAGGCCAGTACGACCATCTTGAACAGAATCAAGTACATTACACTATACGGCGTTCAAATCTCTAATAGCTCCGTCGAACTCGTACTCGAGCCGACGACGGCACGCAGGGTGCGAGGGGTCGGTGATACACCGCCGCCAGGTGCGCTGTAGAACCTCGGCGTTGTGGTTGGCCATGATCATCTCGGTCCGGAGAGGAGCGTAGATCACGCGGTTGTAAACCGCCATGGCGTTGTCTATGACGCGCTCAATGTGAAGATCCTCCGCCTCGGGCCAAGGGACGTTCATAGCCGCCCATACTACATTTTGAATCAAAATTCGACAGTACTCCAAGATGTCGTGAACCTGATGAACATTGCCGTACCTGTGACACATATCCATGAAACACATATCTATGACGCGCCGCGTCGCATCGGCGTTGGCGGGAGATATGCCGTCAATTTCAGTCCAATATATGCGATCAGTATTCACCACGAGTTGGATCTCCAGGGCGGCCCGGAGATCCGTCTCAAACTCCTCGAGCTGTACGTCCACTCCGCCGGTGGACTTGCGGGGCGCCCGTGGTGGAAGTGCCATTTTGAGTTGCCTTTCTTTTAGAACTGGCCGACGTGGCGCGCGCAGGACTGGAATTTTTAGGGGCGATCAATTTACGAATTAAATTAGCAGCGCTATTTGAGTTGAGGCCAGCCTCTTTGAGTTCTTTAAGGACCCTAGCTCTGGTCTTGTTTGTTGGGGTTCCATGATAGAAGCTCACGTTCCCGCGGTTCAAGAGATTCTTGAGGGACCCTGGTATTTTTGGAATCAAAATGTTGGTCACGTAATTCTTGGATGTGGCGTTCATATTCCGAAGGGCGTTCTTCACGAGCCTGATGTAATTGGTATTGGTCATATGGTTTTTGGTCTTGGTCATCAGGTTTCTTGTATACGTTCCGCTTTCCAGATTGAACTTGATGACCCGGCCCTCCTTGGACATCTCACCGGCTGCCACGATTATCCTATTTTGGTTCCTAATTGGGAGTTGAAAATGTCTAGAGCCCGCCTCAAGGAGGTTATGAACCCTGACGAAACTCTTGTGGTACCTATTGGTCTCGGGATTGTACTCTATGAGATAAAGGTACACGCCGTCGGGAAGGGTCCGCGCGTCAGTGTTTCTGTATGTCCTATTTAAATTCAAATTTGCGCGGGTCTGACCGTAGTACAGTTTGGGCCAGTGACTGGGAATTCCTGTGACATGATTTTCTTTTAGAATTTTTTGGACACGGTTGATGGCGTTTCCACGGTTGACGACGGGCCAGGGGCGGGGCGGGACGTTGAAAAGTTTAGCCACGTTAATTGTTGGCTCCATTACATTTTACAAACAAAATTACTCGTCCATGGGCTCGAAGTTCTCCTTGACCTCGTCCTCAGCCCCCTCTTCGTGACCGCCACGCCACTGCTCCTCCTCGTGAATCTCGTTCTCGAGTCGGTCAGCCTTGGCGCGGTTTTTCTCGATGATGGAGCGCATGAAGTCGTTGTACTCCTGGTCGATCGGGCTCGAGTCGTCGAACGGCTTGTTCTCCGTGAGCATCGCGTCGATCGCCGCAGACTCCTTGGCCTCGGCGCGCCGCTTAGACGCTCGGAGGTTCACGAGCTCTTGCTCGTGCATGGTGATGCGCTCGTTGATAGGCAGGTCGAAATACGCGTCGACCGCCTCGGCCTCCAGTTCACCGTCACAGTAGTCACCACCCTGGATCTCATAGAGCTCCTCCTTTGTGAAGTTCTCTTCCACATAAGTGGCCATGAAGTGATACATCGAGGGGGTGATGGACTCGTTCAGGTACTCCTCAAACTCGGCGTAGGTCCAAGTGAATACGGGCTCCTCGTCCTCGTGTTCACCCTGGTAGCCGCAGAGAAGGCCAGCGTCGTTGAAAGCGAGGTACGAGTTGGGAGACATGGTTGTTTTGGGATAACTTTGACTAGCGATTACACTCATTTGGGCAGCGCAGCACACTTTTTTAGAGGGGCGGGAGCCACATCAGGCTCACCTCCGTGTTCATTGTAACTACACCCGGGGCGTCCACAGCGGTCACGTGGATCAGGATCGCGTTATTATCATGAGTCAGCGTCAGCTGCTGACCGGATGATACGATCAGACCCTCGAGGGCGTTCCGGACGGTATTCGCAAGGTTATCGGGCATAGGACCCATGATACGCTTGACGTACTCGGCTTGAACGGCTACAACCTTGGGCCCGTTTGTCATGGGCACGAGGTACTCCTCGAGCGTGACGGTTTCGCTCGGGTAAACGGCCCGGCGGGTGATGGCGTTCATACGAACGGTAGCGCGATCCACGTCAGGGTGGGGGATGCACTTGTAAACAAAGCGTCCCATCCTGACGTAAGGGGTGGTGGCGTCAACAGGGTTGACATAAATGGCGTTAGTTTCGGCCAGGTCGGTGTTAAGGCTGAGCATGACACGGAAGGTGGCCATTTTGAGATATTTTTGATTATGGTCAGTGGAACCTGACCTTCACGGTACACGTTTTTTACTCCTGCGCCTCCTCCTCCTTCTTCGTCAGCATTGCCAGGGTAATCTTGAACGCATTTGCCGCTGCCGTCTTCTCTGGCACCTTGTCAGGCATCGTCTCCTTGATGGCGGCCAGGAACGCCTTGTACATTGAGGTCTCCTCGACCGCCTCCTTCAGCTCGGCGTTCGCATCCTTCAGGTCAGCCTTCAGGTCGGTCACGCGGTCGAGAGCCTTCATCAGAGTCTTGGATGTGGTCGCCATTTGTTATTGTTTGAGTGGTTAGTTTTTTTATCTGGGTTTGAAGTATATGTCAGTCAGAGCCAACCTGACTGGTTTTAAATTGCCAGAATTGAAATCCTTTGCCGCAAGAGCAGGTCTAAAGGGGGCGAGTAAATTAAAAAAGGAAAACTTAATCACGCAACTTCGCTCAGTGGAAAATTCAAGATTAAACATGGCTATTAATTCACACAAAAAAGATGTTGCGAAGGCGATGTTTGTAGAACAGGGGACTGATGAAGAGCAGCGTGATGATGGCGATGATGTAGCCACGGACCTTATTAGTTCTGAAAATGATGCATCTACCCTAATGTTGAGTATTTTGAGTGAAAGAGATAGAGCCCACGTCAAGAGAGTATGGAAAGATTTAGTGTCGCAACAGGTGACGAACGGGTCTTTCCTAGAATTTCAGGGTATGCGTTTTATGACTGATGCTGCGGTGGTTTATGACGTGGAGCGGTTCACCAAAGGCGACGCATGGGCATCGGTAATAGCTCATATCTTACAAAAGCCACCACCTGGAAAATACAAGGTTTATTTAAAATGTAAATTTCCATTGAACGATCTAAACAGTGACAATACACCTATACAAAGCAACACAACAATGACATGGAAAGATCTTTTTATGAAAAAACTAGCGAAAGGTCAGGCTCATTGCGAACCTGATGTTATTATTCGCACCGACTCGGAAGTTAGAATTTTTGAAATGAAAATGGGTCTTGGAAAATCTGACACGGTTGACAAGGCATCAGAAGCAAACCAACTTGCCAGATGTAAGAAGGTTTTTGAAAATTTTATAGACACTTACAATCTTAATTTAAGTGGAAATGTGAGACAGGGTAATATCAAATTATTTTTTGTAGGTTGGTCCGCGCCAACTAACGAGTCTGTGGTTTTCACCGGAGCCCCGTGGTCAATTGGAGAATATGCCGTGACTAAAATTAATGGCATGGGAATGACTCGGTACGCTCCTATAAATTCTGAAATTGTGACGAAGATAATTACTATGCTCAACGTTATGAAACTTGAAAACTTTTATAGAGCGGCGGGTATAATATTCAAGAAATGGGGACCTTATTACAATAATTGGAAGGCTTGGAAGAGCCAGCAGTATTTGTATATAGCCAGAGAATCCAATAAGTTTGGAAAAGCTTTCAATGCCCCCCCAGAAGTTGCGGTTGCCAAACCAAAAACCGCCAAGGAGGCCGCCTCTGCGAAAGCAGTAGAAGAAGGAATGCGTGGAAAGGCGCGAAACGTGAGACAAATGGCAATGAAGCGACCTCTTGCTAATTCATCTTCAAATTCTAATAACGAAAACGCCAGAGTTAGACGGTTCAATTGGGTGTGGCGCCATACATCTGATGTTGCGAAGCGTCAGCGTCTTGTTGAACAATTATCTGGAAACAATCTCCGGGCATTGGCTGCAATTGCCAATGCTCGTCGGGCAGCCCAGATGACGCCTATAAACGCAAGAATCCTAGGTCTCGTGAATAAGAACGCCGCAAATTGGGACGTGACGTATTCAACTTTTTTGAGAGATCATACTGTAAATATTCCCAATGCAGCGAATCGCATCAACAAACTTCTGAAGGCTCCTCCCTCAGGAAAGGAGGCAAATTTCGCCAATAAACTCATGAAGAAACGGTTCGTCAACAGTCGAGCCGCACGCCCTTCTCTGGTGGTATAATTTCTCTGTAAATATAAATGAAGTACAGAGGAGCCGGTACGTTTGCCGAAAGAGTAAAGAAGAGTAATGAACGCTACGCCAAGGCGCGCAACGTCGCCATCAACAAAGTAAAAGCCATGCCAGTTATTCCCCGTGTAATTTTAAACGCAAATTATGTGAATCCAATTACACTAGAGTTTCCAAGGGGTACAGTCGTGTATGAAATTCGCAATAAGTTCACGGGACGCACCAACTATTATAATAAGGTGACATTAAGAAAGCTCATAACAGCGTGGCGTGGTGATTACGCCCTTTTAATGATGAATCCAAAGGAACCTATACCAGGGGCTCGGAACCCAATTACCCGCAATCCCATCTACCCACGCAATGTTCGCCGTGTGACGGTCGCACCCAAGAAGAAGACGCCAAGCCCCAAGACGGCCGCTAAGAAGATCCAGTCGGCCGTCCGTAAGCACCTGTCCAAGAAGGGACGTGCTGGTACCCAGCGCGTCTCAAAGTAAAGGACTAATTTGCTACTAAAATTAGAGATGTACGACGTCCTTGGTCTGACAAGGGACGCCTCACATGAGGACGTCAAGAAAGCTTATCACAAACTTGCCCGGTTGCATCATCCTGATAAAGGCGGTGACCCCGAGAAGTTCAAAAAGATACAGGGAGCTTACGAGGTCCTCAGCGATCCAGAGAAGCGTCAGAACTTTGACCGGTTCGGGACCCCTGAGGGAAATCCCCAGGGCCCGAACCCCAACGACATCTTCGCCCAGATGTTTGGTGGGGCGTTCGGTGGACAACGAGGTCCCGTGCGCCGCGCAGACCACCATCATGAACTGAAGATCACCCTCGAGGACGCATATAGAGGTCTGGCCCGTACGTTCAAGGTGACGCTGACCAAACCCTGCTTCGCGTGTAGAAGCCAGTGCCCACATTGCCACGGCCGTGGGACTCACATGGTTCAGATGGGCCCCATGTCGTTCGGACAACCGTGTCAGCCGTGCGGTGGTCAGGGTGGATGCTCTTCGGGCTGTCACGAATGTAATTTCAAAAAGAAAAAGCACGAGCCTCTCAATTTAGAATTGAAAATACCAGCGGGTGTGGAGGATGGAGCGACCCTCGTGGCGGGCGGGATGGGCGAACAGCCCCAAAAACCAGACGAGGAACCTGGTGATCTCGTATTTCATATCAAAATTCAGGATCACCCAGAGCTGATGAGACAGGGCAAGGACCTCGTTTGGTCGACACGAATTTCATTTACAGATTCAGTCAACGGAAAGGTCCTTCAGGTTCCACACTTTGACGGGCCGATCGAAGTGAACACGTCAGACTGGGGGGTACTGGATCCTCGTGAGGATTATCTGATTCTAGGTAAGGGATTCGTACTTGGTGGCAAGCTTCGGGTATCTTTCAACGTCGTGTATCCACCGGCAAATGTCAAATTCAATCTTTCAAAACTAACATAGCTATCGCCATGACTGCAGACATACTGCTGATAGCAACTTGATCTAGTAAAAGATGTGTAACCTCTGCTATGTTTACTTGTGCGTGGTGAAATGCGAAATCATTCATAGCATCTGGTACGAGACTTAATGTCGCCCCTCGTACCACATGCTTTTTCAAAAGGGTCGTGGACCGTACGGTCCTCTGAGTGATGGGGTGACGCTGTACCCGTCGGACGCTGATCCGAACCGTTATACACACCTCCTTATTCATCTTGCTCTACTAGATATTTCCATAATTCTTGGCGCTCACGTGACACCTTTTTTTCAGGGTCACGGGCGACGAATAGATGGCCCTCGGACCCACACTTGCGCTCACTGAATCGGACAGACTCGGCAAACTCATAGACCATTTTCCCACGCCCCCTGTACGCCACATACCTCATACACGTCCCTGTCCGCGCATAGTTACCCGGCTTGTAGAAGCGACACTTTTCACATGAAGGGGCGTTCATTACAATTTCAAAACAAAATTCACCCGCAGAGTCCGCGCATCTCCGCGTAGCTCATCTTCCCCTCTGCAAACTTGGCCATTGCGGCCGTCTGGACCGGGTCGTCGAGGATCACCGCACACTGCGCCAGGAGCGGGTCGATCTTGGCGATTGAGGAGACCTCGTCACCGGTGTCCTTCTGCTCGGTAACCTCGGCGTTCTGCGGCGTCTCAACCCGCCGACACGCCACCACTACAGACCCGATGGCACCGCGACCCTTTGGTGGGTCCTCCACTCGGCCATGGTACCGGACCGCACAGCGCTTGCGCGGGTGGTTCATCTGCGTCACGCGGTAGTACCAGTCGTCACCGTCCTCGATGAGCTCCCAACCGATAGGGCGGTCGGGCTCGTTAACCGACTGGATCGTGCCGTTTTGGCACACGACATAGAGATCGTTGCGCTGCGGACCGCCCTCGAGGTTCAGAAGGCCATAGATCGACATTGTGGGGTACAGACCCGTGGTAGGGTGCAGGGGGTCGATCTGCTCAGCGTAGAACTGAAGGCCGGGAGTCTTGAGGGAAGCCATTTGAGTTTTGGGTGAATTCACTTGCCGTTGCCCTTGACCTTGGCGGGACAGGACAGTTTTTTTTCAAGCAGAGCCTCCTTGGCCCGTACCGCCTTTTTGCTGTAAACCGAGTGGTCACTGTTCTTCTTGGAAGATTGACGCTTCTGGTCGCGATGGCTTTCCATATCTGTATTTGAGATCGAAATAGGAGAGTCTGTGCCAGACGTGACGCGTTTTTTGTAGATAAATGTTAGGACTATGGAAACTAAGTTCCTCAAAAAATCCGCAAGGACCCACAAATACAGAGACTTGTTGTCCCCGAAAGAAATTGACGCGATCGTAGCCCGACACGTTCCGAGACTGAGATCTATTCAAATTTTCAATTTTGGTCCAAAAACAGAGTGGCCGGAGGTGACTGATGAGTACCACGAGGAAAGAGACCAGATAGTATCGGACCTGAGAGCCGAACTCCAAAAGGAATTTATAAAGAAAATTCGTCTCCCTAAAGGTTCAGACAGTCACATGGCACTTAATCATTATTTAAAAAGTATATAGTATATGGACTCGGAGTGTCCAGTGTGTCTGGAACCTCTGATAGGCACTGTAGTCCATTTGGGGTGTTGTAAAAAGATGGTCCACGTGCAGTGTTACACAGTCAAGTGCCCCATGTGTCGCGCCGACTTGCCCGTTCCGATTCATGCCGTTCAGTCGCACCCCAGTCATATAATAGTTCCCGTTCCGGTCGTGTACAGTGGTGAAAGAAATAGCAAAATAGCTCGTAGTATTATAGGTTTCATAGGTGTGGCCTGTATTATGGCTATTATCGTATTTCCTTATTACTCTTAGACGTCATACTCACGACACTCGAGGGGGTCCACGGCGCACAGCTCCTCCAGCTCCTCGGCCAGAGCCTTGGTGCGTAGATCCTCCTCGCGCTGACGGGCCAGTTCCGATGACAGCTCCTCCACGCGATCCCACGCCACCCTACACGCTGGGGTGTCTTCGTAATTGTAACACAAATTCTTAGCCTGCTGAATAGACTGTTCTACATCCTTGGGGCGCAGCTTGGTCCGCTTTGCGGGACGCGGGTCGGCACCTTTCTTGGCCAAAATTTGGGGTCGTGCGACGGCCAGGGTGAGCAAGGGCATTTTAAGATAAGAGCAACAAACTTTTATCTGAAAATGGCGCCCGGACGTGTGGTTCTCAAGGCGAGTGACGTGGCGGCGATCATCGGCCGTCACCAGTACAAGGCCCGTGACGAGGTCTTCAACGACTACTGGAAAAAGTACAGTCCAGACACTTTCACGGGTCAGACGAAGAAGGAAAAGGCCCTGGAGGCTCTCGGAGCTTCTGAAAGTGCCCAAAAGATTCTAGAAAGTGCCCTGGCTTTCGAGGCCAAGGACTCCAAGGAAGCTGCTCAGACTTTTGAAAAGGCCAAGGCCCAAGTGAATTTGGATCCAAAATTGAGCGTAGAGCAAAAGGTGGAGGTGATCGAGCACCTGCGAAGCCAGGTGTACACGACTCATGGGACGCGCTCAGAGGACAAAACGTCCGACAAGGTCACCAAGGATACCGGAGCCCGTCTGGTTCGTGATGACGCCTTCTACAACCTGGACGTCTGTACGTTGGGTCAGACCAAGTTTGTAATTTGTGGCAAAATTGATCGGATCGAGGAGAAGGAGGATGGGTCTCGGGTCCTCGTGGAGATTAAGAATCGTACGAACCGCCTGTTCCGGCGCGTTGTGGATTACGAGTTTATCCAGATTCAGGTGTACCTTCAGATGCTGGGTCTTGTACGGGCTCGGCTTGTGGAGCAGTACAACAGCCAGGTGCTGAGTCACGATGTGGACCGGAACGAGGAGATGTGGAGTAACGAGATTATGCCTGCTCTTCGAGAGTTTTGCGTCCAACTACACTCACGATTTGGGCAGGAGGAGTAGTTACACCCAAAATTAAATTGAAAATATATGAGACGCCAAGGATCCCCACAATAGTCGGCACGATTGGCCGACCTGCAAAAAACCGTTGGTGAATCAACACGCCAACGACAAAAAGGGCCAAAAACACAAAAGGTCCTTTATCCATTGAACTTAGCGCAGGAAAAACATGGCGATGATGAACACGGCGGTGATGATGGCGGCCTGGTTGATCTTCTGGGTCACGAGGTAGGAAATGAGGGCGAGGATCAGTGCCTTCTTGACCCATGGGCCCTGGGGGTTCTGCTCCTTGCGAACCTCGACATCGGCGACTGATTCAACGGAATACATTTAATATTAATTTACAATTTTATTTACTCGGCAAAGGTCACGTGCTTCTCCTCCCGGGTGACCCACACGCGCCCCTCCACAAAGTCCTCGAACGTCACGATGTGCGTGTCGTCCCCATCGTCCGACTGTAGGATCCAGCCCTCACCGGGGTTGAACTCGGCGACGACGCACTCCAGAAAGCGCGTCCGCTTCTTGGACTTGATGGTCAGCGTCACCTCCTTGCCCACCAGGGACTCGAACCACTCCTCATAGGTCTCAAGCTCGGAAGCAATCTCGTCACGCTCCTTCGCCAGCTCAAGAACAGCCTCGATAGCCTCCATTGTACTGTTCCAACGCCTCGCGTTTTTATCTGTGGAAAGAGTAGGATGGTGATGCACCTGAAACTTGCGTTAGCCTTCGCAGTCGCTGGGTACATTTTCACAAGTAAAATGTGGCTCCGGGTCCTCCATAATCTCGGACCAGAACAGGGCCTGGTCCTCAAATGGGTTGCGATCCTCGTATCTATTTTTTTAATAGACCTGGTCGACCCTACTCTCAAGCTAGAACACAAGACTCAGGCTCTTGGGGTCGTCATGGTCTTGGCCGCCTTTAATATTATTTTCAATTACCAATCAGAATGGATCGAAGAATCAGGTTCTGGAAATATACAGGTTCAGTCACCCGATGGGGCGCTGTATCACAGGGCACGCACAAATTTAGGACTAAATCCTGACGTGGCAAGAATTCTCGTTTTTGTTTTGGTGCCTTTTGCCCTGGTTTTAGGAGGATCTAAACTTGTACGCAACGGAACAAAATTAAATGTAAACTAAAATTAAAATGGGAAAGTACGCAAATATTTTCAAGGAGAGCGCAGCGGGTTCGGCTGGTTTTCTGGCCGTGTTCAGTAGCGCATTGATTCTCGGTATGGCTTTTGGCATTCCGGGCCTCATCTTGGTGACGCGGGAAAATCAAAAGCCAAAGTCTCAGCGCGATCAGACGCTGCTCATTCTGGGCTTTATCCTGATGGCTTTGGGAGTGGCGCTGGGACTCGGGTTCAACGCGGGTGGACTCGTAGAGGGCGTAGCAAATCAGTTCAAAAATTAAACTTCAATGTAGTAGAGACCAAGCGCGGCCCAGGTGTCCTGGCGCGCTCGTGACCGCTTGAACCCCTTGCCGCGGCTGCGCGACTGTACTGCGGGCACGGACTCCTTGGGCGGCTCGTCCAGGTACGAGTACTTGTTCATATGTCTGTCCGAGTAGTAGTCGCCCCAATAGAACACATCCCCCATCACCTCGTGGTCCACCCCCTCGTTCTTGAGGAAACGGTACGTCTTTTCAATCTCAATAAAGTCGTCGAGCAGTTCCCTGAATATCCGGGTCCGCCACTTGGCCGGAAACGAATCTGCAAACTCCTGGGCTTCGGCGAACCGCTCATCCAGCGCGTCGCCAAAAACCTCTTCACATTTGGTCTCGTGGGCATCCTCGTCCCACTGGTCCCGAACCTTGTGGAACCCCTTGAAGTAGATGGGTGCGCGGCACATAGGGCACCCCGTTCCCGTTCCCTTCAGGTACCAGGTCTTTATACACCCGCTGCAGAAGTCGTGTCCACACGACAGCTTCTGGAAGACGCCCTCTTCGCCATAGCACACAGAGCACTCGTGAGCCATCTTAGAAGGTGTCGTGATTTTGTTTTGAAATTGAGGAAAAGTCAAAAGCCTTGACTTGGACAAGACACGTTTTTTAAAGACTCTGGGCACTTATAAAGTAAGAGATGATTTGTGTGGCGGCGTCTATCACACTCCCGCCACCTGTCAAGCCTCGGCGCGCATCCAAGACCAATCAAAAGAGCCGCAAGTATTACACTCTCCACACCACCAGGAATGACGCGTTCACCCTGCGCGTCGACGAACAGTCCCGGACGTCGATCGTGGGTTTCACGGAGTGGGATAACGCCATGTTCGTAGGGCAAATGCTCGAGACTTATTTTGTTGATCAAAAGGAGTGGCCCCCGACCTATGATATGGAGACGTTGATTTTGCCGAGTCCCTATGGACCCGCCGATGTTCTCCACCACTTGTACATTCAACAATGGGAATTTGATGAATTACAGGTGACGTGTACACAAAACTTTTTGGATATGATTTCTATTAATGATATTGTAAAGAAAAAGGCTCAAGGTGGTTACGTGTTTTCAGGGAATACGTATGCATTTGAGGCCCCTGTAGAGTTTTACCGTCAGCGCCTTGGAGAAATTTGGGATCTATGAAGATCACGCGAGTGGGACGTGGGCCTTCTTGCGCAGCACCGCCTTGGCATAAACCGCACAAATACAAAAATGAATATGGGGCCACTCGAGCGCATCCATCTGCTCGAGCTTGACCCCCATCGGGTTCTTGTTAATCTCGTTCACGAGATTACTGTCACTCGATGGGTCCCCCATCTTTTCAGCAACATCAATCATACGTGATAACCACTTCACGTGTGATTGATTTTGAGAATCAAAAGCCTTGATAAACTTGGCCGTTACAGACATTTATGTTAAAGAATCATTTGTTTTTAAGCCGCCGCGCCACACGCACCACAGAACTTCTCAGTCTTTGGCTGACGGAAAAACAGCAACCACAGAGCCACGAGCAGCAGAATATAGAACAGGATATTCTGGTCGAACTTCATTTACTCTTCACCAACATTACTTTCTTCCGACTCGGCGTCCGATTCTTCCTCTTCTTCAAAGTCCTCCTCTTCGTCCTCGTCTTCGTCCTCGTCAGAATCTTCATAAGAATCAGACTCGCCATCGTCTGAGGGCACATAGTCCTCGTCCGAGTCCACCTTGATGAAGCCGTCCTCGTGTACAACGAAACCTAGGTCCGCTTCAGAATCCGTCTTGAGATATTCAGCCACCGAGTCGTCGTCAATTTCGTATGTATCTGGTTCGTAACGCCAAATGTGATCATCAGATTCGGACAAGTACCTGATGGTCAGAATGACGCCGTCCTTCTCGATGATCTTTGCGAGAAGAGCGGCTGGTTTACGGGCTCCTACATCGGTCCAGACGCGGACGAGGCTCATGCTGTATTGTGTGATGAATGTTTTTATCTGAAAATTTACGCAATTGCATTTTACATCTTGGCGGCGGTACGGGCAAGCATTGCCAGACCGCGGGGGCCACGCTTCATACCTGCGTTCTTGCGCATCTTGCGCATGTATGGGTTGGGCAGGTTCCACATTGGGCTGCCCATGACCTTGCGTGGGCGGCCGACCGGGCGCTTGGGTGCGTAGCCCTCATACATCTGGGCCATGTATGCGGCGCGCTTCATTGGGAGGACGCGCACACCCTTGACGCGGGGCGCGTACTTGCCACGGGCATCACCGGCGTTCTTGCGCACCTTGCGCACCATCTTGGGGCGGATCGGGCTGGGGATATCAACGTTCCCGTGAGCGTACTTGACGTTCACGGTCGAGCCCTGGGGGTTCTTGTAGTACTTGGCCTTGGGGGCGTACTTGACACCCTTGACGGTCTTGACGATGTACTTGCCTGACGCGGTCTTGTAGATCACGCGGCGCTTCACGTTCATGTAGGAAGTTGGCTTTGGGGAGGACGCGGGAGCCATTT